GAGGCCCATTCCAACTGCAACCCGCTGCTTGCGCTCTTAAGCTGCAACGCGCCGCAGTAACCAATTCCGGTAATGCCCTGCCAATTGTTTGTGATGGCAAGGTTTGCTCCCCAAGTGGCATAGTCCCAAGTTCCAGTACCCCATAAGCCGGGGGTGGAGCCGGAGAACGATAGCGCGGCAGAAGCGTCCTCTACCTCAAAATCCACATTCATGCCGACAAAAATCTCAGGCTGGCCGTTCGTAAATAGCGAAGGCCTGGCGCGGGTGAAATACTTCTTTACACCACGCGAACCAAAGTAGTTGAACGCCTGAAGGGCATTGGTTTTGATATTTGAGGTGTTGTCGGTGTAGGTCGAATCCCATGCCTTACCCACAAACCCGTCACCACCAAAATACGGTTCATCTCTGTAGATTTCCCAGCAGAACGCGCCCCAGCCGGTGAAATTGCACCAACTGGTCGTAATGGTGTTCATCACATACTGCTGCTGCTGGTTATCGGCCACCGGGACATTGATCCAGACAGCATTGTTCTTCGCCGAATACACGATCTGCCAGCCAACTGCGGCATGATTACCACCATATGCTGTAGTCGCGGCGGTGATTGCCCCCTGTATCTTGTTACTGAGGGCTACACGGGGGTCTAGGCGGCTGCTCTGTAGGCTCTGGGCCAGCGGCATCAGTCCGTCATAGGTCAGGATCAGCAGGTCGCCGGCATACTTGAGCATACAGCGGTTGCCAACCGGGGAGCCGAGCTTCCAGACGCCAGAAAGCGCCCAAGTGGCCGCGCTCGACGGGTCGGTACCACGATAAACGATCACCTCACCATTGCTGGTGATAAATACGAGGTTATCGTCTACACCGTAACCGGCATCAATTGTCCAAGTGTCCAGATCAACGAGATGCCCGCCGAATTTGGCAATTGAGCTAAGGTCGAGAACCTGGGCCGCACCGCCAACGCTGGAGGTGGGTAGATACCATGCCTTGAGGGTATCCTTTTCGATAAACCAGACGCGGTTCTTAAACAACGTAATGTTGGACAGGGTGGTCGTGGTGACGCCGGTCACGGCAATTGTCGAGGTTCCGTCAACCCTAATCCAGTTTGTACCGTCATACAGTATCGGTTTATCGACACCATTCACGGCGTACAGATAATGGCCGCCAGCCGTAGTGATGTTGATGTATTCCCAGATGGCATTGGTCAGCCCAGTGACCTTTGCCGCGCCAACAGCGCCGCCTGCCGTTACGTCATAAACCGAATTGGTCGTTGCGGCAATCGCGTACAAATACTGCGACCCGGCAGCCGAATAAGCCATGATGGTCTGCACCTGGCCGCCGAGGCCGGTGGCGTGACGGGTATACCCACCGCGCATTACAACGCTAGAGGGGGTCGGAAAGAAGTTCTCCAACACCACCGCATCGGTCGGTTCCATGTTCGCAAGGCTGTCCCGGGCATTCCAGCCGCCGATAGGGGCCGGGAGCGACTGGACGCCTGCAACGCCACGCTGGACAAGTGCTGGATTGATCGGCATTAGGGGTTACCGTAGCCGCTGTCTGGGATATTGTCGTAGCCGATCAGCACAGTACCGGGGCGCGGGGCAAACGACAGGTTGGCCGCGCTGACGTTCTGGGCGATCGCCGTATCCAGCTCCTCGCGGTAATCCCGATAAAGAGCCGTCGTGTCAAAGCCCTTTGCCTGGAAGTATTTGAGCTTGGTAGACAGCACCATAACCCGGTCAGGGTAAATGCAGGTGTCGTTATCGCTCGTAAACGAATTCTGGACGGCTCCAGTAGGCGATCTCGCCCACCCCTTGCTACGGTACTCGTAGGAGAGAAGTTCGTTTGTAGAGGTTCCAGGCCAGATCTGGAAGGTGTTTCCGAGCAGACGCCAGCGGATGCGGGGGCCGGTTGAGATGTAGCCCGACAGCAGCCATTCCCACTGTTGAGCGTCTTCGGGGCCGAGCAGTTCCCACCGCTTCGATTTATCCCACATTGTGCGCGGCACAATAGCGTCATAGTCCGAGGGCAGGTCGTACTTGACCTGCTGGAAATAGACCGTGGCATCCAGCCCACCGGCCTGCGTGAAGTCCTGATTGACCGTCACCTGGGTCGCGGAATCAACGCTCACGAGATAGGTGGCGTTGCCGATACCCGTCCCCTGTACCTGATAGCTAGCATCAAGGCCAGCGGTGGACGGGATACCGGTAATGGTGCGAGCCGAGGTCGTCCAGTTACCCGTCGTCGTGACGTACTGGGTGTAAAACTGGTACTGGGTCGTCAGTTCGCGCCAGTCTGCACGACGAAGCAGCTCATAACCCGTGGCGTTCATCAGTGCAAGGATCTGCACTACGTCCTGGTTCGTGTTTCCGGCGACATAGGTCGGGGTGGAAACGCCCAGCTCGTTCGTGACTTGCTGGACAAGCTGCAACATCGTGGTCGTGGACATTTACGTTACCTCTGCATCCTTTTTCGGGCGACCCGGCTTGCGAGCAGCAATCAGTTCAGCCATCTGCGCCTTCAGCTCATCAAGCTCCTGTCGGGTTTTCGACAGCTCTTCAGACGCATCAGAACGATTCTTGCGGGTCAGGAACATACGGGCGCGTTCGCGGATACCCGCACCACCCATACCAATGCGTTGCAACTGAGCATCCGAGGCCATAGCGACCTGCTCAACGGTCTGGAAGCGCATGATCTGCAATTCTTCCATCTGGGCCTTGGTCAGATCGTCTGGGGCGCGCTCATGCCATTCCCGCAGATGGGTGCCGGGCAGCGATTCACCCTCCTGCTCGTTCTGCTTCATCTGAAAGTACAGCCACTGGCGCGGGAAACGCTCTTTATGATCGTCACGCACCGCCTGCTCGACGATGTTGGTTTTGTCGCCTGGTACTACGATACGAACAAAGGGCTTCCCCTTGTATTCCTTTTCTTCGCTGATGAAGAACTCAACGTGCAAGAGGCTGTCGGCATTAGCAACGTCACTGTCTAGCATGGGCATGGTTTTATCCTGTGGGGATGGTTGAAATTACAGGTTGTTGACCTGTGTCACGGTCAAAATCACGGACGGAATAGCAGGACACGGAGAAACGGAAGTGTTGTGCAGCAACCGGATTCTCGTATCGTCAGTAGACCACATAATCCTGAAATACTGTCCAGCATCCAATGATACAACATAGTTCCACGAAGCGATTGTTCGGGCAGCTGTTCCCTGAATGGCTAACGTGCCGCCGCTTTCTGGGACGGACGTTCCGTTAATATCTAGCCAAATATAGGTATTCCCGGTTGAGCCCGCAGTTTTATCAAGCTGGGCCGAAAACTGGATGTTGTATACGCCATTGTTGGCAATCAGAATCCGCGAGGTCGGCGTTCCACGTGAAACACCGTTGGACTCTGCCGTGGTGTTAAACGTCATCGCATAGGCCGTATTTACAGCCGCAGCGGTTTGGGTCGTAGTGTCATAAAACGACCCGTAATGCAGGATCGGCACCGCCGAGTTAAATCCTTGCAAGCCCTGCCACGATGTGCGTGTCGGGGCAAAATAAATGGCCGAGCAACCTACATTAACCGTAGAAGGAACTCCTCCGTCTATGGTGGTTGTGGCCTCATAAGGATAAATATTTAGGGCATTGGCGCCGTTGTTGGTGACGTAAATCACCTCGCCTTCTTCGGTTGGGGGCAACTTTGCCCCAGAACCGGCGGCGACTGTTGAGAAAGTGTTGTAGACCTTGACGATCTGGTACGCGGTCGCACTCGTCGTTCCAGAGGCAGTCAGACTAGCTGAACCGTCGCCACAGATGGAAACGGTCATCAACTGGGCTGCACCTGCCCCCAGAACGCGAGAGGGGATCGTCATTACGCCCCGAGGACAGACACCCAAGTGGTCGGGCTAGTACCAACGAAAAACCGACGCTTGCCAGCGGCAACAGCCACCGACGCAGCACCGTCAATCGTTGAACTGGTCTGCGGATACACCGTCAGCGAATCTGCACTATCGTCGTTGGCGACAAAGCACAGAGCGCCGGTTTCAGCGGTTGGCAACTTAACGCCAGCAGCCGAAGAAGTGACAACCGTCACTACGTTGTAAACAGCAGAAAGCTGGGTCGAGGTGCCAGCGGTGGTGCCAGCGGCCGAAACGCCGGTAGCAACGTCACCAGCAATCGAACCAGTCGCTCCACCGGAGATACCAGAACCCTGAATGCGCGAAGGAAATGCCATTCGTTTCTCCTATGAA